TTTACTAGCCCACCAAGCTTCAACAAACTCTTTATGCTTGTTGTTTCTTAGCATATCGTTAGGGTCTTTCCAACCGTTAGGTAAAGTCACGATACGAGCCTTGCCCGGCTTGAAAAGTCTAGCAACTTTTATACTAGCTTCTTGTCCTGCCTTATCTTTATCAAAAGCAATGATAACATTTTCAAAGTCATCAAAGAACTCTAAGCTTTCCTTGATATCTCTGACTGCACCATTTGCTCCACGCTTAATAGATACTACAGCCCACTTAGAACCAAGCAGTTCATAAGTAGCCATAGCATCACACTCCCCTTCAGTGACGGTGACATATTTACCGCCTTTGAAAAGTTGTTGACCAAACAAACCTGTATCGTTATAACTACCAGATACAAAGAAGTCTTTGTCCTTACAGTTTCTAATCTTAGTAGCTGACAACTCATGCCCATTGTAGTAAGGATAAAAATGTTTAACGACATTACCTTGTAAGTCATGTACACATTTAACCCCATACTTCTGAGCAGTGTTCATGGAAATCTTCCTGTCCGTAAGGGCTGAAAACTTTCCTTCTCCTACTGTATCTGGTTGTTTAGTTTGCACTGTTGTTGTTTGCATATCCTTTCCTCCACATGCTTTAGTATAGCTAGGCATAAACTCTCCACAACTGAAACATTTTGCTGAGTCATCTTCATTGATTCCTACAGCATCACTGCTTCCGCAAAGTGGACAAGGTTGATGCAACTTATCCCAAGTTTTATCCATGTTAGCCCTCACTATGAATTATGATTCGTCTTCTGAATCTTCTACAGTTTCTTCTTCCTCTTGTTCAACTACTGCTTCAGGACTTTCCTTTAGCACAGCTTCAAGATTATTCTGATGTCCTTGTGAAGCATAGTTCAAAGCTTCAACCAACACATTCAATGTGCCTATCTTACTGATAGATACATTAGCACCTGCTCTCTTCTGCTCATCTTCAATCTTTGAAACATCATAGACTGCTTCGCCATCATCATTCTTAATAGTAATAATCATATTAAAATTCCTCGTTGTCTGAACTTGGTTCAGTGTATTCAATTAAATTAGTGACCTTCACAGCTATTAACTCTGCAAACGTACCATACTTTCCTGTGTAAGGTTTAATTTTCACAGTCACTTCTGAGCCATTACCAAGACTAACATCTAAAGCGTTGCCATCTTCGTCAACTAATTTAGGTGCAGGATTGGTTGTCCCATCATGTCGTTCTACTTTTCTACTGAATGAGAAAGCAGGTTCATCATACTTAGCTTGACCATCTCTGGTTCTTACTCTGGATAACCCTGCACTTTCTAATCTAGTAGCAGTATCTTCATCAGTCAACACAACTATTCCGTACTTATGTGGTTCAAACTTAGTGTTTGGTGTGCTGACATTAGCCCACATAGCTTTTCCTTCTACATACTCATACATATATTGTACCTCCTATAGGTTTAGTTTTTAGTATTAAGTGTTTGGAGTCTATCATACTTTTTCTTTTTGTGCAAGTCTTTTCTGTCTTCTTCTTGCATTGTTTCTATCTCGTGTAAATTGTATAGCACTTTGCAAGTCTTCCCATAACTCATCAAGTGCTTGTTTCTTTTGTTCTTTGTTAAGTCTTGTAATGATTTTGATATCAGACTTCTTAGGTATCCAAGTATCCCAATAAGCTTTGTCCATGTCTTTCCATGTCCAACCTATCTGCTTGTCTAGTGTTGTTGATTTAAAATATAAATTCATAATAACCCTCGTGTTAAAAGTGGGTACTTTACAGTGATACCCAGCACTCGAACATTATCTTTTAGAGTCACCGAACGACTGACTACCCCGAATTTAATCTAGGATTTAAAACTTAGTCTGGTTTTAGTGGCACTAGACCAGAAACTAGCACGATTGCTCGTATGTCTTTAGGTTCAGGAAGGTTAGTTGAGGGCTACACCTTTGGACATACCTATACTTTAGGAGTAATTATATTATTCCTGTCCCTCTTTGTCAACTCTTAAATCTAATAATTTAACTTTATATTCATCTTTATTCCACACTACTTCGTAAGCTATTTGGTCTGTAGAATTATCGTGATTATATTTAATAACATATTCTTCCCATGCTCTAAACTCTTCTTTACTCATTGGAGTTAGTTCAGTATCTTTTATCTCCACCATGTTGGTTTCTCCCTGCTCCTAAATAAATAATTTAATTATACCTGTTAGTAATACAAAAGTTGCTACTGCATTTAATACTATCAAAGCTCTGTCGTTCCACATCAAACCTACTAAAGTCCACATGAAACAACCTATAAAACTTAATATTAAATCTATTTCTGTAAACTCTTGCAATGACCTGAAACAAATCGCTAGTATTATAAAACAACTTGCAACCCATTTCAAGTACCAATCAGTCGTTCTTTTTTTTGTTGTCATAATTTTTATCTGCTATTATAAATGCAACACCCACTAAACAGAATAACATAAACCCTATTACAAGCATGAGTCCTATTACTTCACCTATCATTTAGCACCTCTCTTTACATATCTATAAGTATCTGGATTCCATTCAGCATCTAACATCTCTACCAGTTCCCATTTAAGACTGCTTAAATTATGAACATCAGACAACCACAAATCGTTTGTCTCGTGTAAAGTATTTAACATACTATCAAGTTTACCTATGTATTTAAACAAAGTGTCATACTCACTAACACTCATATCAATACTTACTTTACTTTTTAATATTTTAGTTTTCATTTTCCTTGCCCTCTATATTTCTTATGGTTAGCTTTAGTATTTTTATTCATAGTAGAGTAGCCAACATTACCTCTACCTTGACTTGTTCTCTTACCTCTAACACCAGTAGCTGAAGTATGAGTTTGTTTAAATGCTTTTGATTTAACTGCCATAATTATATTTTATTTCTAAAAAGATAAAACAATCCCTTCAATTTTTCAACTGATAAATGTTTTAAATGTTTAGGTATATTATTATATATATTTTTATTATTCATTTTATTATTATTTTCTTTTTTTCTTTTTAACTTGTTAAGCATTTTATACCTCCTTAAAAGTTTGTCAAGTAATTTTATTAAAAAAATACAATTTATTTCTAAGCCTTTCTAAGGGCTTGTTAGTCAACACTAATACCCTCGTATGACTTGTTAAGAAAACTACTCACCATGTAGCTTACATGCTCTTCTATCCTATGTATTATATCTACTTCTGATACGTTCATTGGTTTGTCCCACGTTCTTATGTCATCATAAAGAAAGTCGACAAATGTTCTAAACTTATTAGCTGATAGTTTATTTATGATATATTCTCTTGCACATATATCTTCTAGTTTTTTGTATAAAGTTCTGTTCATGTTATAGGTTCTCCTTGTTTTATTAACTGTGTTATTATATCATTTATTTTGCTATTCATCTGTGTTCTTAAACCTGCATTTACTTTAGGTGTTAACTTTTTAAAATAATCTAATAGCTTTCTAGCTTCTGAAGTTTTTAAAGTTATATCAGTTCCAAAGCTTGTGTTCATTTTTATAGTCTCTACATTAACACCATAAGCACAAGCAATTGGAGTTCCTTCATCTCTAAAAACATTTTCAAATATTAAACATGCTAAAGTCTTTCTTCCTAAATGTAGTTCAATCATCAATTTAATCCCTCTACTTTATCCCAAGAGTCTGTTAATATATTTTCTTTTTCTGCCCATTTATAATCAATCTCTCCAATATCAGTTATTCCATCATGTTGTACTGAACTTCCATCTTTGAACTCAACATACAAAGTCCCCCACTTTACATGGTAGTCTTTGACCTTGTCCCACTCAATACCTAGTTCTTCTAAGTCAAAAGTAATAGATGTTTCATAGACACATTCTATAAATCTTGGTTTATCGCTATCAACATTCATATTATTTCTCGTAAATGTAAACGTCCCACTTGACTGCCTTATCTAAAGGACAAAAGGGTATCGTTCTTCTGTTATAGTCTGGGTTATTTCTACCCCACCTGCCTTGACACTTAACATAATGCTTACGCTTACTATGTCTGTTAAGTAATCTCACGCCTTGTCTAACCTCTTGCAGTTTATTAAGCTGTTCTAATACTGCTGGGCTATCCTTTTCTACACTCATTACGTATGTTCTAGTCCTCATTATTATCTCCTTTAATGTATATATATTTATCTCTGTTCCATTTTAACTTTAATAAATCAGTCAATCTATATAATATTAAATTTAAACTATTTACATCTGATAAATATATATCATTCATTTCTCTTATATTATCTGTTATTGTTTCTAAAGTATTTACTCTACTAATCCAGTCATGTAGTTCTTCTGGCGTTAGTTCAATAGTTGTTTTAGTTTTTAAATGTTTAACTTTCATAATCTTTATCCTCCATGTTATTAATTATATCTTCCATCATGCTATCATCTAGCCAAAGATATTTTCTGTTGCTATTTCTTTCTACTAAATATTTTATAGTATCAAGTCCTTGTTCTTTGTAAACTATTCCAAGC